CTCTCCCAAGGTTAAAAGTTGCGCGTACATCCTGCGTATTGATTATCTCTCGCTTGCGGGTTTGAAGCACCGGTCTACTTTAATTCATTTAAAGGGATAAATTGTAACTTCGGTGAAATGGATGTTCCGACGGTTGACGCTAGAAACGAGATTGTACCTATGAACTTTACACATGATGAAATTGATACAATGTCCTATGCCACGGCTCTTGAGTTTGATGTGGCTAGTTCGATTGATAGTGCTGGGGATAGCATTGTGGCATCACTCGAAATGGTTGGTGATGTCGTTGATGTTGTCGCGGATAAGACCATTGTAATCACCCACTGGGGTAAAACTTGGTTGGGTAAGGCGTGGAACCTATGGCGTAATGGAGGGCCACCTGGTGTGTTTGCCAAACAAATTCTTGAGAAATTAGATTCTGTTGAAGAGGAGCCTGAAGAATTTGTTGAAACACATACCAAAGAGGAGATCAAAACAGTCGTGCGACCTATTTTTGACAAGAAAACAAAGGCATTTATCAGGGATGATATTGTTAAAGAAGTCAGGGTCAAGATTGTTAAGAAACTCAAAAAGGGTGAACGCTCCAATTTTGCTGCTGCTGTTGCCAAACAAGCGTACCATAAATTTGGTGAGCGACCTCACACAGAGGCTAACGTGTTGGTAACTCGGCGATGGTTACAAAAATACTTCGATGATGCCAAATTTACTGATCTACGTACTGTTGACAAAAACAATGCGATAGATAGGGCATTATTTTTAAGTTTTGTTCCCACTCGCGAATTCCAGAAAAGTAAAATCGCCACAGCAACACGACAATGGCGTAACAGGATGGATTCGGGCTCCAGTTTTGCTGGGTTCTGGACTACTGTATTCGGCGTTGGGACAGTGAGTCTCGACGCTGATGAATTGTGCTAGGGGTGCCCAAGCACCGCCAATGGCCGATCTTGTCTCATAGGTAAAACGGTTTATGACGAAGAAATTGTTAAAAATGGTGTTGTTTGGAAAAGCACCCATTTTGGTAATGGCGTCATAAAAGGGAGAAAAGATATTGGTCGTTTGTGTTGGCGTAGGTGCGTGGGTACCCCCAAAGAGAGACGTTACGTAAAAGTGGCTGGCGTCTCTCCGGACATTGCGTTATCGCCATTTATAGATGACCTCGATAATTTAAGACGAGCCGTTGAAGAACGTGTTTTTCAGGTGCAGGGTAGTGACGGGCTTATCACACCTCCCCGTCCAGCACCTGGTATATTTGCCAAAACACTTCTTCCAGCACGGAAAATCTTGTTACCATTGTTGCCTTCGACCGCCCCGCTCTCTCATGACAAGTTTGTCCAGAGCTATACGGGCCGCAAGCGACAACGGTACCAGGAAGCCTTAGACAGAATAAGAAGTGGCCACTTCAGTCTAAGCAAATGTGCTGAGGTTTCAGTATTTCTTAAATACGAGAAGACCGACTGGACTTCAAAGAAAGATCCTGTCCCCAGGGTTATTTCTCCACGTGAC